TCACTTCGGACATACGGCAGGCTCCTTCATCTGAATGGGGTAGTTAACCGGATAAGCCGGACTGCCGTAATCGGCGCAGCTGGTCGTCACTTTTACCTGATCGCAGGGCAGGAAATGCACAGTGATGCCGCAGGTTTTTTCTGTGGACGTATAGGGCGGGAGGGGAATCATGCGTGAATGCTGTTTTTTTTGGGTCTCAAGTTTTTTTACCCATGCCAGATATTTTTCCCTGTCCTGGAATCCGGGAAAACCTTCCGATGATCCCACGCCTGTTTCCCAGTCTACCTTTACAGTTATGCCGGGTTTCCATAATGGCGGTGCGTGGTAACAGCATCCTCCACCCCCTCCCTGAAAGGGGCCAATAGCATCCAGCCCGGACTGTCCGTTAACGCTGAAATGGTTAATCGCCCATTTGGTATGGTTGATGGCTTCGATAGTGCCAGCAAAAGCGATGGGGGAGCCGGTAAGAAGCAGAACGACACCGGTCAGCAGAGTCCTGTTACAAGGATTCATCCATAATTCCTTCTATCAACGGCCAAAATATGACCTTAATCCCTATGGTTTGTGCGTATTTTCCTCTGTTTTTTTGCATAAATCAAATCACCAGACAATAGATGCCTGATGCCCTCGTGGTGAATACGTGAGAAAGCGGGAGCGCGGCGGCCAGCATCTGGGGAGCTGAAAACACGTCAGGAAGTCATTGAACAATTCATAGCGGCAGGTATACGAAACTGTATCAGCATTGCCGACCAGGACGGGACGCGGAACAACCGACTCTGACTAAAGGGCTATTTATAAGCAGTCTTTTGAAGCTGGCGACGGGCTTTGAGCAGTAATCGATAGACCAGCTAAGCCTAACGAGAAAATGCCAAAAGCTTTATTCAGCGGGCACGAGATAACTGTCAGTGAGGCACTGAACTCAGGTTTGTCGAGAATCACCGACGCCATCAGCGTTCACGAGAGGGGGGCGACCGAGGCATGCAGTCGAACCGGCTAAGCGTGATGCGTATGGTAGGGTGGAGGTGGCTACTACAACGAACGAATCCAGCCAAACTAAACGGCCTGAGCCCGGTGCAGTCTTGAGCTCAGGCCATGTCAGTCGCCAGTTAATAAAGTGTTCAATATTCAGGTTCACTTCACTATGGGCGGCTTATCATAAAACTATTCATTATTACGGATTACGGTACTCTTCGTACGTTCGTGGTTCTGGATCGCCTTCTTTGCGATACAGTTTATCGGCTGCCTGCCGCTCTTTAACGTAAACCAGGGTTTCCTGCAGCTGGCGCTGCTCTTCAACCGGCATGGTATTAATCACGCCGCTGTTGATGGAGGCCTGAATTTTATCGAAGATTTCTATCGTAAATCCCAGGAACTCACTGTCGGTAAGGATCTCGTTCCGGTAAAGCTCACTGAGCGTTTTCTGCTTATCTAACTGCGTCTGGAGATCCGCTACCTGTTTGGTGCAGGCGTCCAGCTGCGCTGAGTCTGAAGCGTTTAAAGCCATTTTTCACTCCCTCTTTAGTTAACCGTTATTTAATTAAACAGCATCATCAGTGTAATCCTCTGTCTCGGGAGTTAACAGCGTGTGGTTTACCTCAGAACATCTGTTTCTGTTATAAAATTATCTACATTTAGGTTTTTGTTTTAATTTAATTAATTCATTCGGGATTATAACCTGCCTGTTTCAGCGTGGGGCGAGGGCGATCGAGGTCGGCATTCCTTGTGGAATGCGCTCTGATGCGGGGTTAGAGTGGGTTTTTAATAAGTCAGGTTGAAGTTTTTTCCGGCCAGCCTGCGCAGAGCGGCCGTCGCTTGATGCAGCGGAAGATCGGAAGGCCGAAAAGTTAATTTGCCTGGCTGCTGGCTCAACTGGCGAAAGGTGCCAGGATTAGCCCACAGCTTAATTAACCTTGATGGAGTCTCCCTATGGGCCGAGTTAAGATCCGGTGCCAACAGTGTGGAGAGCGCCGTTTCCAGTACACCCTGCAAAATGATGAAAAACATACCCCTCACGGCGCTGTCTGCTTGAGCTGCGGCAGGTGGATTGACCGAAATAATCTCTATCAGCTTGCTCTGGTCAGGCGGCGGCCGGACGAGCGCGACGGCAGCTGAATAAACGGCCGGGCCAGGCTGCACTACTGCAACCGAAGTGACAGGCCGCTGATGCAGTGACTCTGCCTTTCCCGTCAAAAAACCTGCTTTCCTGTCGCCTGTCCAGGGCCTGCAGGTGAGATATCCTTTAGCCCTTAAGTGGTGTCAGCTAGACTCTACTCAATCGTCCACGCCGTTTTTATAATGACGGCGGAAGTTTAAAAACAGGATAACCCGCTGATAACGCCTCTTTATCCGCTAAAACAGAATAATTTAAAGGCTTGCAATGAAAATCCGCTTTCTGTCAGCAAATCCAAACCGTGATTCCGCATAGTTCCCCTAAGTTCCATTTCCCGCGCCCAACCTGAAGATCACTAAGCACTTTATCTCCACGTCGTTCCATGTTGTTCGTTGACAGCCCGCAAAAAACAGGACAACTTACCGGACAACGCTTTTATCCGGTAGATTCATGCGATGCCTTTAACAGATACCAAAGTGAAAAACGCGAAGCCCCAGGCTAAGCCTTACATTCTTCAGGATGGGAACGGCCTTTATCTTGAGGTTCGACCCAGCGGCACCAAGTTTTGGCGATATCGATACTGGCTCACGCCAAAAAAAGACGGCAGGTATACGATCGGCGAATATCCGCATGTTTCGCTGGCAGATGCCAGGAAGGAGAGGGAGAGGGCAAGAGAACTCGTTAAAAAAGGCTTAAATCCGACCGACGTCAGAAAGGTTGAAAAGCAGGCCTCTCTTGCCGAGGATCAGATAACGTTCAAGCTGGTTGCTCAGGAATGGCTTGAGAGAAAAAAACAGACATGGGCCAAAGGAACGTACGATCAGAATGAGCTCTTCCTTTCAGTGCACTGTTATCCGGACTTTGGTGATCGCCCCATACTCTCGATTAAAGCACACGATATTCTGAAGGTACTGAGAAGGCTAGAGTCGCGCGGTACCCATCAGTCTGCTCTTAAGGTTCGTCAGATCTGTTCGGCTGTGTTTTGCTATGCAGTGGCCACGTTGCGTGCCGAAACCGATCCAGCGGCTCCGTTACGAGGCGCCATCATTGCACCAAAAGCTGTTAACTCAAGATGCCTTACTGCAGCAGACCTAAAAAAGTATTTTGCATCTTTGGCAGCATACGGTGGGCACATACAAACGAAGCTGGCGCTTATGTTGCTGCCTTTTGTTTTTGTGCGTCAAAATGAGCTTAGAAGTGCCAGGTGGGAGCATTTTGATTTAGACAATGCGCTTTGGACCATACCGGCTGGCAGCATGAAAATGGGCCGAACTCACTCTGTGCCATTGTCGCCTACAGCAATAAAAATACTGAAACAGGCTAAGACTGCGTTTCCTCACCGGGATCTGGTTTTCCCGGGCATAAAAAAACCATTAGAGCCACTGGGCAATAGCACCCTTAATCGCGCGATCGTGTATTTAGGTTTTCAGTCTACTGAACTGACCTGTCATGATTTTCGCGCAACGGCATCGACTACTCTCTATGAAATGGGGTATCGCGGCGAAATTATAGAGAAGCAACTCGCGCATGTTGAAACCAATACGGTAATTGCTGCCTACAACCACGCCGAATACCTTAATGAGCGAAGGAGTATGATGAACGCCTACGATGAGTGGCTGACCCAGTTTATGCCGCATGATTTCGCTTCAGTGATTCCTGATAACGTATGATGCTTGATTCAGGCCAACGGCTCATCCGGCAACCGTTGCGCAGAGGCTTATCGATTTCACCATTTTTTACCTTCCGGTATAGAGTGGTTTTACCGATGCTCAGAATTTCACAAACCTGTCGGCAGCTGTACATTCTTTCCATATCTATTCCTTTGGCGGCCATAGCCAGGCCAGCACGATACAAATAAAAGGGCCAGATTGGTGATAATCCAGCCCATGTCGGCTTCTTTATGGTGGCTGTCATGCGGCGCGCTCGTCAACCGGCTCCCGGTCGGACAATAACTTCCTTCCGATCGCCATCAGCGTGTCGCGCGAGACATACCCAGTAATGCCAAAATCAGAGGCGAACGGGTTCCAGATCAGCAGCATCGATCCCTTATTGTTGCCGTTGACCGGCTTGCCGGTATCAGCGCGAATAAACGAGAGGCGGCCGTCAATAATGAAGCGCACCTCGGTGCATGAGTTCCGCGCCAGGCTGAACCAGCCGACCGAAGTGTCAGCGGGAACAAGCATCACGGTGCCGATCCCTTTGCGGCATTCTTCGGATGCTTTCTGCACCCATGGCGTAATGTCGCTATAGGGTGGGTTACACCAGGCAAACCCAATAGGCAGCTGTCCGGCCCAGTCCTGCGTCAGCGCGTTATCCTGTTCTGTGAAGTAAACCGGCAACAGGTGGTTATGCGCGCTGGCGGCCACATCGGCTACGAAGCGGAAATCACGGTTCAGCGCAGCAAATATTTCCGGCGGCGTTTGCCAGCTGTCACGGTGTTCGGGCGGTGTGGTGCTGCCGCCATAGTCATTAACGATATTCACTGGCGAGTCTCCTTATCTACCTGCCGTACATAGAAGGACAGCCAGCGCTTTGCCGGGAATGTGCCAGGCCGGAGGCATTGAACGGTTTTGGCGTGCTTATCGAGAAGGGTGGTAATGATGCGGTCGTGCTCCGATCGCGGCTTTCCTTTAGTCGCGATCAAAATGTCAGCGCGGCATTTCCGCGCCACCGAGCGAAGTGCGTTTTCTGCTTCAGGGCTCATGCGAACTCCGGTAAACGAGAAAGGTTGCGGGTGCCGGTAATCACGGTCGCAGCCATCGTTGTACGACGCGTAATAACCTCAACCTGATAGTGTTTGCCGCGATAGGCAATGGAATAGGTGATGTGATGATGTTTGTTGCCCTCGCCATACCTGGCTTTATGCGCTTCCAGTGCCTTATTGGCGACGACGATGTGGGCTGGTTCGGTGTCGCCGTAGATGCGTTCTTTCATGGATTTTTGGCAATAAAAAACCCCGCCGTGGCGAGGTTTATAATGAAATTTAGTCTTCAGGCTTGAGGCTTAACGTAAACGCCATAAAGGTATGGTGGGTTGCCGGCAAAACCTGTTGGGTCTACATCTACGACGACATACGTTCCAGGCAAACCCTCGACGGTTAACGTAACAACGTCTCCGGGTTGGGGTTCATTATCAAACACCATAGGAAAGGAGTGTTCAGTTTCAGCTACTGCTACGGTTGCTCTGACAGTCATTTACCTTCCTCTTTCTGATAAATCGGCTCGCTACCCCGCGGGTATTTGTTCGACTCTTCCCTATAGAACTTTAGCCGCTCCTGAAAGTAGCTACGCAATGGTTCCGGCTGCTGCATCTCCACTTCGTACGCGATGACCGGCATGTTCATGCGCTCTTTGTAAGCAACGCCAGACGCCGCTAAATCGACGTTCATCCTGTCGCGCTCTTCTTTGCTGCGTGCTGCTAAGTTATGTAACATGGCGATGCCTGCCTGTAGGAAGTATATCGCGAGAAATTGGCCCAGGTTATCTATAAAGAAAAACCGCCAGAAGGCGGCGGTTTATTAGGAGTTAAATCCCCATGCGATACTCTTCGTAGGTACGAGGTTCCGAGTCACCCTCTTTACGAAAAACAAGGATGTCATTCTTCCGATTCGTAACATACATCAGCGTTTCTGTAAGCTGACGTCGTAAAACTACAGGCATTTGAGGGATACTGTTGTCGTTGAGCCCGGACTCGATTTTATTCATGATTTCGAGAGCCAGGCCAATTTGCTCCTCATCAATCAAGATATTAACGCGATAGCCCTCACGAGTCTCTTGCTCGCTGCCTAACTGCCTGGTCAGTTTATCGACCTGTTTGGCATAGTCGTCCAGTTGAGCCTGCACATCTGCAGGTGCTTCACCCGTTTTTTCAGCCAGCACTTTAAGGGCATTGATGTTATCGATCGCCTGTTGTGCCAGGTCTGTAGCAGTAGTCATATTTGGTATCCTTAAAAAGGCTAAATTAGAAATTTAAGAGGTTAAGAAGGCCGATGTAAGTCGGCCTGAAAAGAGTCAGTTGACTGAATTAGCTGTTACGGGTGTTCGTACTGCTGAAAAGTACGCGGCTCTGGATCGCCGGGCTTACGGAACATAGCGTTGTCGTTTTTACGCTCTTTCAGATACATCAGGGTTTGCTTAGCCTGATACTGATCGGCCGGAGTGAGTGAGCCCGACGTACCAGCGTTACTTGCAGCCACCACTTTGGTCAGGATTTCGATACCTAAGCCGACGACTTCGGTAGTATCCAGAATGGCACCACGATAAAGGGCGTTGAGCTCTTGCAGATCTTCAAATTCCTGGTCGGTATGAGACATAGTAAACCCTCTTTCAGTTGAGTGGGTTAGCTGTGAATTCACAATGACACCTTACTCTCACTGGCTGATGATGAACAGCAAAATACTGGTTATATGAACAGTATTTTTGTGTCATAAATTTGGCTTAGTGCCGGTGATAACTTTGCTGCGTTCTTCCAGAAAACGTATCCGGCTGCGGCTGGCCCTCTGGCGTACAGATTCGTATGAGCGGTTAAGCTTCCGGGCTATAACTTTGGGTGGGGTGGTTGCTGCGAGTTCTCTCAGAAGGCCAATCTCATCGTGCGACCAGCGGCGGCCAAGAGTTAACTGATTGCCGCGACGCCGGTATTCAGGTGATTGCATATTCTCTCCTGTGATTAGCCAATAGCCTCTTCAATCTCCGCCTTACGAAGCAGGTAAACATCGGTGGCTTTTTCGAGCGTGTCCGCCTCATTCGCCAGCATGCGTGCTGCGTATTTGTAGCAGCGGTCCAGACCGGCGACGTTTTCCGCTTCAGCCGCAGCGGTGGTGAAATCGGCAAGCAGCTCGTCCGGCGTGCGCGCTGGTGCACTGGTGTTCGTCGCCGGGTTAATTTCGCGCTCGGGCTGCTGTGCTTCAGGTTTGCTGTTGATCAGGTTGTTAAGGTCCGCACGGCTGCGCGCCGGGGTGACGTCGCGTTCCGCGCGCTGCACCGGCTCGAACTCATCCGGGGTATAAACGCCGAGGATGACGTCAGGGCAGTAGAGGCGCGCCCAGTATTTGACGGCCAGATAAGCCAACTGCTGCTTCGGCGCCGTTTTCCAGAGTGGGGAGTTTCGGGTGGTCACGAACTCCAGATACAGAGGCTCGCCCCAGGTGATTTCCGTCTCGCCGCGCAGCACGGCGCCGACCCGGACAAACAGGCCGCGCTCATTCGCTGCGTTAGCCGCGCCGGGCTTGAACTTTCCCCAGTCGCCACCGTACTCATATTTGAAGCGACCCTGCACGGCCGTAGAGCTGGTGATGACGGCGTTCACCAGTTGAGCTTCATAGCCGAGCGTGCCGTTAACGAGATGCGTTTTCTGCGCTACCGCGTAGGGGTTCATTCCCCATTGCGCAGCCTGCAGAGCGATAGCGAGACAGTCGGCCGGCTTGCCCGCCAGGTGGGCCGGAACGGTTGCTTTGCCCAGCGCCATAACTTCTGCGAACGCCTGCAGCTTCTGCAGTCCGGTCGGGCTGAAGATTGCCGCTTTAGTGTCGGCCTCGTTGACCGGCGCGTGCGTGATTTCGTTGCTCATGCGTAATCCTTCCTTTTTGCCCAGTCCGGGCGCGTGATTTCTTCGATGCCGCCCCAGTTACCGGTCAGCATGCATTCGTGATAGGTGTTCAGGTCGCGGCGAAACAGGTCGTAGCCCACGGCAACATCGTCCTCCTGCAGCTGGAAGGTGCGCACCGGATACCGGCCGCAGTCGATCGACTCGCTTATGGCGATGAAAACGAAAAGCGGGTATTCGCCGAAGTGCTTACTGAATCCCTCGCGGTAGTAGGCGTCCTGGACGTGATAGCGAAACTCTTCGACGTGGCGGGCGAAGCGGGACATATCAGCCACTTTCTTCACGTCGACGATGACGGGCTGGCTCGCCAGAAACTTGTCTGGCCGGATCCGGCAAAGCTCGCCGGTCTGCTCGTCGTTCCAGTAGATTGATGCTTCCTGATAGCCTTCAGCTTCCAGCAGCCAGCGCGCGGCCGGGTGGGCGAGGGCGCTGGCGCGCATAAGCTTGAGCTTGCGACCTTCCTCGGCGTCCATCACCGTCATGCCCAGCCCGGCGCAGTCCTGTAGAAAGGCTTTCTCGTTCGCCTTGCCTTCATTGGTCCGGCGGTTAAATTCGGGCGCCACGATGAAGCGGCTATCAAACTCTTCAGGCTCCAGCAACAGGCAGTGCAGGGCGGTGCCCATATCCAGTGCCGATTTCTTCTCTTGATCCTCTGGCGCTTCTTTGCGCCACTGAAAGATGGCCGGGTTGATCGCGATGTCGTCCAGCTGCGATTTGCTGATGCCGAGGCCGCTGTGGTACGACTCGTTGCTGATGTCGTAATAGATGCCCGGCTCCATCACGCCACCTCATCGAAGCTGTTTCGGCTTTTCCAGATGGCGATCGCCATATCCCGCTTGGCGACTTTCACCAGCGCATCGCGCAGGAAGTTTTCGGCGGCTTCATACTGCTCGTCGTCTTCGTCGACCAGCTCGACTGCGGGATAATCAAAATGCTTGGACAGAAACGCGCACAGCGCGATCATCAGCGGGTTAATCTTGTGCTGGTCCATCATTGCGTCGACTTCATCACCGACGCGCTCCAAATCGGTCTCAGAGAGGTTTTTCATAATCTCTTCGACTTCCTGTTTTGCTCGCCATGAAAGTTTCACTGGTGCGCTCTCCGTAACAACAGCATTGCCATAGCCCACTTCGCGCTGTCGCCGAACAGATGGGCCTCTCGTGAAAGCTCCTGCGCTTTCTGGAAGTAGCGAATCTTCATGGCTGGCCTCTTTGGTTCAGGGTGTCGATAAGGGTGCGCCAGCCGGTGCGAAGTCGGCTGACAAGTCGGTCGAGTTGAGATTCTTTTAGCTGGACTGCGCCCACGATGGGGCAGCCCGCGAATGCGTAGTTCATCGTGGGTTCCTTAATTCGATTAAGTGAGTTAAAAAAATGGCCCCTGCATTCCTGCAGGAGCCAAGGCGAAAAACTCTCGTACCGCATAGCGGCTCATTACGCGTCTGGTGCAAATGCACCGTCATGACTTGTCGTAACAGGCCATTGCGGTGTCACTCTCATGAATGGCGGGCATAAAAAAGGCCGCCTAAGCGACCTGTTGTTTTGCCCGAATTTTGTCAGCGAAGGAGAGCATCAGCATTTTAGCCTTGCTTTCCGGAGCATCCCGCCATGCCTTGCGGATTACAGCTGCCCGACATTTTTCTTTCAGTGGTGCGTATTCCATACCTCACCTCACTTAATGATGTGCGTTGCGTCTTTGCGAACCTTGCGATGCCCGGCGCTGTAAATCGCTACGGCGGGCAGGCACATGGCGCCAGTTGTTGGAAGTGGACGCAATGAAGGGGAGCAAACCGCCTTCTCAATACGTCCGATCCGCTTCACAGCTACCGACGCTGGGGCCACAACCTCAACACCGAAAGCTGCGTCGATAATGCTTTCCAGATTGTCACGCTCAATCGCTGCGGAACGGCGGCGAGCATGGCGACGGGTTTTGGCGTTCTCAGTTACTGACTTGCCGTAAGTGATTACTGTCATGATTGCCTCCTGAAATGGTTTTGGTGATTGGATGGCCGGTGCTGATCTCCGGCTTACGGAAGTCGGCAGCTTGTTCATAGCCTGAGCCGTGTCCGCCACGCTCGAACCGGCTGAAATCTATGCAGGCATGGGTGCCGCTGCCTTATCGCGCATCAGCCTGCGCATTCATCCAATCCCAAACCCATCTCGTTTGGTTTTTCGCGCTTTGTCAGCGCGCCGATTTTGTTAAAGAGCATGCAGTTCACGTTGCTACAGTGTCCTGCTGATGTGGCTAAGACTACAGATAAAACTGTATTACCGTCAACAGGTAAAACTGTAAAATCAGATGTGAAATCGGTATGAACCTGTATTTGATACAGATTTATTTTTTGAAGGCGTAAAAAAAACCGCCTTTCGGCGGCATTTGAAGAGGGCGGTTATCGTTTCCTGCGGTAAATTCTGTGCTCTACCATGGTGCCGATGATCTGTATATGTCGTTCTGCGCTGTTCATTATCGGATAGTCATTGTTCAGCGGAATTAATTCAAAGTGCTGCTGACCTTCGTGGCTGACGAAAGTGGGCCGGTACTTTTTGAAGGTGGCCTCATGCTCACCATTCTTTGCAACAACAAACTCACCCGGCATCGGTTCCACTTCAGGATCGACAATAATCACATCTCCTTCACGAAAATCAGGCTCCATAGAGTCCCCAACTATCCGCAAAGCAAAGGTGTACTGTGACCAGTCCATGTCTGTCATGACATATTCGAAGCTGCCATCAAAGGCTTCTATAGGGCTCTTATGCGCTAAAGCGCCAGCCTGGACATAGCTTACCAATGGAATCCTCCTTGTATTGACCTCGCTGACCGGGAGGATAACACCACCATTCATAAGCCACGCTGGGTCACACCTTAATGCCTCTGCAATACCAACGATATTACGAGGCTTGAGAGTTTTACCATCTTCAATACTAGCCCAGGACTGTTGTTTAATGCCCGCTTTTTCTGCTGACTCCGTTTGGGTCAGGCCAAGCTCTAACCTTCGTTTTTTAACGCGATCTGCAAGGCTCATAAATTCCTCTCCATTTGCCCTTAATCCTCACAGGCAAACCTGTATTTGACAAACAGAAATAGCTGTTAGATAATACAGATAAAACTGTGGAGGTGAATAAAATGACTACATTTTCTCAACGCCTCAAACAGAAGCGCCTGGAGTTGAACCTGACCCAGACGCAATTGGCTGAAATGGTTGGCATGAAACAGCAATCCATCCAGTCGATTGAAGCTGGCACCACCAAGCGAACCCGCTATCTGTTTGAGCTGGCTAACGCGCTTCAGTGCGAACCTACCTGGTTAATGTACGGACGCAACGTAATCAAGGCCGCTTAAGAAACGCCGCTCTTTATCAACCCGGCCCGCCGCCAACGCGGGGAACCTATCCAAATGTGGCAATCTCCACGGATTGCTCACGCCTAACTAATTAAATGAACAAGGAAATTATCTGTTATGGAACATGCAACTCAAAGCAAGAACGCGCGTCGCATTGAATCGGCGTTGCTGAACAAGCTGGCGTCAATCAGCCAAAAGACATTCGCAGAAAGGCTGGGGATCGCTGAGTACCAGGTCAGCCGCATGAAGAAGAATTTTTTCCGCCAGATGAGCATGGCTATCGACATCCTCGAGTACGGGATTGTTGATGACGATGCTGCGCAGCTGGCTAAAGCGGTGGCGAAGGAAGTGGCCCTGATTCTGGGCAAAGAAAAGGCCCCGAACTGCGGGAACAGTTTCGAAGCCTGATGCGAAATGACTGGATCAATTCACAGGAGTAATTATGAGTAGTTTATCACTGCATTACAAGGCCAAGGACAAAAACGGCACCGAGACAACGGTCAAAAAAACGTTTCTG